ACCCGACATCGCCTTGAACGCCTTCTGGGTGACCCCCAGCATGTTGGCGTAGTGCGCGATCTCCGGAGACCCGGTCTGCATCGAGTGCGCGATGTCGGTGGTGATCTTGGTGAAGACGGTGGCTGCGGGTCCGCTGTCCTGGCCAGCCTTGGCGAAGGCGGTGGCGAACCCGGCCATCTGGTTCGAGGTGATCCCGATCTGCCGCCCGGCCGGAGCCAGCTGGGAGGTGAAGTCGATCAGACCCTGGGCCGAAGTGTTGGTCTGGGCAGCCAGGTAGGTGAACTGGTCGGCGTACTGCCGAGTGTTCTTGGAGTTGATCGGGGTGCCCATCACTCGCTGCAGGTTGGTCAGCGAGGAGGCCAGGCCATCGGAGCTCTCACCGGTGGCGTGGGACATGTCCACGAAGACCTTGCTCAGGTCCTGCAGGTCCCGGGTCTGCCGCATGCTGGTGACCTTGGACAGGGTCTCCACCAGCTTCGAGGCCTCGCTGGTGGTAGTCCCGTACTCGGTCCGCAGCCCCTTGACCGCCGCGGTGTAGTCCTTCATCACCAGGGTCTGCTGGGCGTTGGTACGAGTCAGGATCGCCGACTGCGCCTGCAGCCGAGACACCTGCTTCTCGTAGCTGGACCAGGCCGCAGTGGCACCCGTGATCGTGGCCACGTCGGCAGCGCTGATCCCGATCAGCGTCTTGCCGGCGGTCTTGGCGAGGTTGTTGATCTTGCGGCCGAGGTTGTCGACCGACATCGACAGGTTGTCGGTGTTCCCAGCCGATGTGGTCATCGCCCGGTCGTACTGAGAGTTGTCGCTCGTCAGTACGACGTTGGCTTCAACCGGCTGAGCCGTCACGTCCTACTCCATCTTCAGCGAGTGTCGCTTCTTGGCCTTCACAGCCATCTGGGCGGTCAGCTGTGGAGTGGTCGGGATCAGTTTGACATTGGTCCCCGGGAGTGACGAGCCCTGTGTGTCCCCGAACACGGACTTCTGATAGCAGCCCTGACAGAACTCATCGACGGCTGTGAACGCGAACTTGTTCTCCTCCCACTCCCACGGTGCGGTCCCGCACATCTGACAACGTGCCGAGGACTCCATCGCGTAGGCGATGGTCTTCGCTCGGTCCTCGGCATCCCACTTCAGCCACTTCGAGTGCGGGATCCCGTGCTCGAAGCAGTAGGACATCTCTAGGTAGAAGTTGCGATCCTTCCTCAGCCGCTCACGCTGAAAGGGATGTCGAGCCCCCGGTTGTTGAGCTCCACAGCGTTCCGGAACAGCACCATCACGTCGCCGCGAGACCAGTCGTCGGACTCCCAGATCTGCTTGGCCTCGGCCGGGGACAGCTCAGGCTCTACCGAGCAGGCCGCGATCAGCGCCGGCGCGAACGAGTCGATGTCGAAGCTGGAGCCCTCTGCACGCTGCTCCGGCTTCGGCGGATGCTTCGCGACCAGGCGGTCGTAGGCCCGCATCCCGATCGCCTGGTACTTCAGGGTCACCTCGTTCGTGCCACCGTTGCCATCGCTGAGGTACAGCGAGAACTCGGTGACCGAACGAGGCTTGTTGACCAGCTGGTCGAGGGTGGCGCGCTTGGACGCGGTCGACTGCTTCTGACGGGCTTCGACGGTCTTGGCTGCTGGAGGTGTAGGCATCGGTCGCTTCCTGGGCGGAGGGATGTAGTCGATCTGATGCTATCCCTCCGCCAGGACCTACGCTGCGACGATCGCGGCCTCGGCGGGCTCGATGTTCACCGAGCAGGACGCGGTGAAGGTGAGCACCGTGTTGGAGCTCATGTTCGCCATCGTCCGCGACGTCACCATCACCGGCCAGACCTCGACCTCGTCGGTCGCCTCAGGGAGGTTGGCTGGGCCCTTGCCACCGAACCGGGCGATGATGAAGAAGCCACGGGTACCGCGCGGGAGAGTCTCCCAGGCCGTGTCTTCCTCGTCGTCTCGGTAGAAGTCCGCGTCGAAGGTCGCTGCCGAGGTACCAGCAGTGCTGGTCTCGAAGAGACTGTCGAACGCAGGGGTCGGCACCGTGTTGCCGCGCGCGGAGGCGTTGAGGCTGATGCAGTAGCCGGTCAGGTCGATCGCAGCTGCAACCTGTGCAGCGGTCGGGGCCTCGATGTCACTGATCGTGGCAGTGGAGAACCCGATCCAGGTGTTCTCATTCGGGATGATCCGGGCCATCAGTCAGCCTTCCTCGTGGTCGTCTTCTTCGCTGCAGCCTGGGTCTCCGCTGGCTTCTCGGTGACCTTGGCAGCTTCTGTCTCACTACTCTCATCATCCGCAACCGTCCAGCCGTTGCGCTCCCACGCCTTGACCGACTCGCGGAGGACGAAGCCCTCTTCGCCGTCCTTGGTGATCTTGATCTGCTGAGCTCGTGGCATGTGCTATCCCTTCGTGACCCAGACCTCGAACGAGTCTGCTTGTGTGAAGTAGTCCGGATAGGCAGACCCGATCCGGTTGGTGTTGCCGATCGTGGTGCACGTGATCTTCTGGATCCTCCATGGACCTGTGTCGGAGTCCACGTTCTCCCTGGCGATGTTCGTCAGGTTCATCCTCATCCGGTCAGCCAGCGCCTCCGTCTGCTTCCTGGAGATGCCGGCGTAGACCACCGAGTAGGACAGACGCCACTCGGACTGGCTGTCCCCCATCGCCCCTCCGGGGCTCTGGAGGGTGGCTGCGCCAGGGGACAGGGAGAGCCACGGGGTGAAGGTGGTCCCGGGCTCGTTCGGCTCTCCCTGCCACCCGAACGGGGCAGTCGGTGAGGCGTTGTCGCCCACAGGGAACCCCTCGGTCGCCAGTTCGCCCAGCAGCCGAGTGGTGATCGGTCCTCGTGAGATGGAGCTTGGCACTACCTCGCACCGTCCTTCAGCACCTTGATGTTGGCCTCTGCTGCCATCGTCCCAAGGGAGTCCACCCATGCCTCAAACGCAGGGCGGACGTACGGCTGAGCCTTGGTGCCCGGGTGCCGGACCTTCTTGGTGTAGACGGTCTGGCCGTTCATCTTGAACACCAGGACGCCACCCGGCTTCTTCGGGACGATCGTGTGGGGCTTGGTGCCGAACTCGACGTAGCCGCCGTACGGAGCGATGTTCTCGTTGGGTCCGATGATGACCCGGTCTGTGTCCACCCGGATCTGCAATGAAGTGCGCAGCCTGCCGGTGTCGACCGGAACCAGCGCCTCCATCTCCGCCAGGATCTGGTTGGCGCTCTGGACCAGTACCTGCTGAGTGGTGATCTGGGAGTCGTCTGCGGTCTGCCGGAGTGCGTCCGCCAGCTTGGAGATGTCAGCCTGTCCGACTGCCCCCATCACATGATCCCGGTGACCTCGAAGCGCCGGGTCGCGCGCATCGCACCAGCCTTGGCCACCGTCTGGATCTCGTAACGCCTGCCGGCCATCTGTGGGTCGTTGGGCTCGTCGACGATGATCACCTCGTCGTAGCGCTTGATCACCGCAGTGGTGTCCCAGGGGATCGAGAGGTTGGTGGTCTGCTGGTACACGTCGGTGTCGCCGACTATCACCGAGGACGAGTTGGCCACCTCCCAGATCCGACAGACGCCCTCGTAGACCATCTGCGCCAGACCCGCCGCGGTGTAGACCAGGGTCTCCTCGTCGTAGGCCTCTGGGACCTCACGACTGAAGATCTGGCAGGTGGTGGTCATCACCGCTGTGGCCTGCCCGCGCACGTAGGCGATCGCGTGATCGGAGATCGGATTGGTCGTCACGGCTCGACGATCTTCTCGTAGTCCGGCACGTTCATGTTCCCGGTGATCGGGACATCAGGCGGGTAGACCCCGCCGTAGTCCTGAGCGCCGGCCTCCAGGTTGTCGTGCATGCCCTTGCCGAAGGCGAACGGCTTGGTGTCAGGCTCCAGGGGCTCGTTGGGGCTGATCCCGCCGGCATCCACCAGAGTGCCCACGTTCGCGGCCTTGTACTGCTCCCGCAGCTTCTCCGCGAGGGCTCGGTACTGGTCTCCGACCGGGCCCAGGTTCACGCTCACGCCATCAGCGGAGTAGGACGCCTCGTTGGCGAACCTGGCAGCGATGGTGTCGGCCAGGATCGAGGCCACGTAGTACTCGGAGTGGTAGAGCGGGTACCAGGTGTCGTAGGCCCACTGGATCTCCTCGTTGGAGATCATCCAGTCACCGGACTGGTGAGCACCGGGGCCAGTGTCCTGGATCAGGAATCGCTGGGTGTCTACCTCAGAGGCTCCTGGCACGTCATAGGTGTAGGTACCGGTCATCAGCGCGTCTTCTTCCTGGACCTGTCGTTCACGAGCTTGTAGCCCGCCGCGCCGCCTCCTCCCACCAGTGCAGTACCGGTGAGACCGGGACGGTTCTGCATGAACCTACCGACGTTGCCCACGCCACGTCCCGCGCTCGCGCCCAGCTCCTTGACGGAGATGTCCTTCTCTCCCAGGCGGTTCAGCTTGCCCTTGATCTGAGTGGCCCGAGACGGAGCTCGCTGGGCCCCCGGAGGGGGTGGCTTCGGACCCACCAGTCGACGGGGCAGGCGCATCTTGGAGACCGCGTCCCCGTGCTCGATCCCCCACGCGCTCTGCATCAGAACCGCCTACGGCTCGTGAGCATGCCTCCAGCAGCACCAGCGCCAGCTGCTCCTGCGCCGATGGCCAGCGGCTTCTTGTTCTTCATCCCGAACTGGCCGACCTTGCGGGTCATCGCACCAGCGCCCATCGCGCGCCCAGCACCAACCGAAGCTGCTGGGCCGTGCACGCCCTGAGCGCCCATCTTGAACGCGCTCTGCATCCCTTGGACCATCGGCTTCAGCGTGCCCATGCCAGGCGGCTTCAGTCCCAGCTTCGAGATCTCCTCGGAGCCGTGGTCAACGCCGAATGCGCTCTCCATCACTCATCGTCTCCCAGGAGCCCCTTGCGACCGCGTCCTGCGCGTTCCATCGCCAGGACCGCGTCCCGCTGCTCAGGATGCTCGTCCAGGTACTCCAGGACCGCGTCTACGTTGTGCTCAGCCGGGTCGTAGGTCTCTTCGAGGCTCTCCGGCGGCTCAGGGTCAGCAGGAGGCTCTTCCACAGAATCTTCAGCAGGAGCCAGGGCATCCTCGCCATCTCCCTCCGGCTCAGGAGTGAGCTCGGGGTTGGTGAGCACCTCCAGGTCTACCTGGGTGTCCGGCTCCGCAGGCCAGACCAGCTGCACCCGGTCCCGGTTCAGGTACTCCTCCGCCTCCTCGCGGGTGCGGACATGGGTGTGCCAGTGCCGAGGACGCAGCGCGCCCTCTTCGAGGACCGGGATCACGAACCGAGCGCGGACGAGCGTCTCGATGTTCTTGGCCTTCTCCTGGGGGAACTCCTGCCCCATCACGTACTCCTCGCCGGCGTACGTGAAGTTCTTGGCCGCGACGAAGGAGATCCCGTCGTTCTTCAGCAGCTGGATGGCCATCTGCACTCCTAACCAGAGACGGGCCGCGGGCCGAAACCCACAGCCCGTCTCAGAGTAGATCTGACTACGCCACCGCGTTGGACAGGAAGATGCCCATGTCCTTGGCGACCACCCGCATGTCGTAGGTCATCTCGCCCTCGATGCGGTCCGCAGCGATCGGCTCCATCCGGAAGTTCTTCATCCGGATCCCGTAGCTGTTGCCAGCCAGGTACCCGTTCCAGGTGAAGGTGTAGCCGCCGGCCGGGGTCATCAGGGACGGCGAGCTGGGGGTGTAGACCAGCAGCGCCGACTTGGAGTTGGACATGAAGCTGTACGTCGCGGCAGCGTCCTGCGCCTTGGCGTCGTTCAGCTCGGCCACACCGGTCACCGTCGCGTAGCTGACCAGGATCCGCTCGACGTCGAAGAGCGACGCGAGGAGGTCGGTGGTCACCACACCACGCTGGGTGTACTTGATGCGGTCGATGATGTCCGGGTGGTTCTTCAGCTGGGTGATCGTCCGAGCACCGAGGACCAGCGTGTTGGCCTTGCGGCCTGACTGCTCCACGAAGTTCGTCTGCAGGTCAGCGAACTGCACGATCGGGTCAGACGCCGGGTCACTCCACTGGAGGAACTGGCCAGCACCCACCGTGCCGGTGACTCCAGCGAGGTCGGTGCCCCACTGGCCGGTGGTGAAGAACTTGGCGTTCCAGTCCAGGTCCCGCCGGAGCAGGAGCTGGTTGGTGACGAACGTGGTGGCGTCAGAGTCGAGCCTCCAGTTCGAGTCGGCGTTCGCGCGGACCTGGTCGTCGATGTCCTTGTGGACACCCCAGACCTCGCAGAAGTACTGCCCCGTGTCGACCTTCCAGCCGACTCCAGCCGTCTCGGTGCCGGGGGCGCGCTTCTGCGCGTCGGTCCTGCGCCAGTCGGACTTGGAGTACTTCCAGTACAGATCGCTCTGCTTCTGCACTGGCACACGCGGGAAGACCTTGTCCGCGATGAACTGCGCCTTGTCCTGCATGTACGCAACGCTGACGTTGGTCAGCGGCACGTTGACGTGGAGATCGCTCTGAGTGGGGTTCGGCATGGCTTCTCTCCTCTCAGATCGTCAGGAGAACGTTGACGAGTTCTCCAGCGTTGGCGGCAGTGGACAGTGCGATTCCGACGACCGCGGTGGCACCAGCACTGGTGGCCTGGCCATCCGCACTCACCTGGACCTTGGCCCCGGCAGTGATCGGTGCGTCGGCAACCACCTTGGAGACACCGGCGATGGCGACGGTAGCCGCCTGCCCGGTCCCCTGCGGCTTGTTCTGCATCACTCCGATGCAGGGGCCGGTGCCGTCACCGAGACCAACCTGGTGGACCCCGGTCACCTTCACGAAGTGGTACTGACGCCCTCCGTGCGGATCAGGGGAACCGGGCTGACCCGGGACTCCCGTGTAGATGCCCAGGGACGAGTCCGCGTTCAGCGTGATCGACCGTAGGCTCTCTTCGTAGGCCATGAGCTACTTCCCCTCCTACCGGGCCTGCTGCGAGCGCAGGTACTCGTCGTAGGCGTCCGGATTCTGGTCGAACACCGTGTTGATGGCTGAGACAGCGTCGAAGTTCTCGGCCTTGCCGAAGGCCTCGTAGGCGTGAGCCTCGACCTGGGAGTACACGTCGGAGTTGTCGCCGCCGCCCGTGTAGCCCTTCTCCTCGAAGATGATCTCGCCCGCCGTCTCCAGAGCCTTGGCGATCACCGAGCAGTCCTCGAAGCTCATGGTCTCGGCCATCCGGTAGAGCACCGGGCCGAGCTCCTGGGCGGGGATCGGGAGGTTGTACTCCGCCGCCTTGGAGATGTACTCACGGGTCAGGCGCAGGTCGCGCTCGGCCTTGGCGATCTTCGTGGACTCGGCCTGAGCCTTCTCCAGCTCCTCGACCCGACCGAGCGCCTTGGCGATGACCGCGTCACGGTCCTTGTCGGAGAACGCCTTGCTGAGCTCCTCCATCACCGATGCACTGAAGCTGCCGGCCTTGGCCTGCTTCTCGAAGAACGCCGACTTGCCCACTCCTGCGAGCTCGGGCACTGGCTGGTCCTCTTCCTTCTCGACAGCTTCGTCCTCGACCTCGTTCTCGACGTACTCGTAGGCAGCGCCTGTGTCGTCGTACACGATGTCGCCGAACTCCAGCTGGTCCTCGTCGAGGGGCTGGCCCTCCTGGTTGTAGAGCTTGGGCATCTCTTCCTCCTCGGGAGCCCGCTTCGCGATGACGAACCGTGAGTGCTGGTTCGCGGCCTTGTCGACGGTGGAGATCTCGTCGATCTCCATGTCAGTCAGGTTGTTCTTCGGTCGTGGCATCTCATCTACCTCTAGTTCTCAGTCTCACGGTGCTGTCCATTCGGGTTGTCGCTGTGATCGACTCCGAACGCTGATGTGGCATCGCGCTTGGCGTACGACTGCCAGGAACCGCTCTTCTTCCGGTTGATCGCGGAGTGAGTGGCAGCCGCGCCACCGACCGCCGCCAGCCCGAGCCCGGCCTTGCCCCCATGCTTCAGGGTCCGCCCGACCACGTCCGCGTCGAGAGCCCGGAACGTCTTCCCGGCC